CGGAATTTTTCGAGGAATTTAAGCAGGAGTTAAAGCCTGTTCTCGAACAAATTGCGCAGAAGGCCGGCGCTCGCTCTGGGTCGATGGAATTTGATCAATCTGTCGACCTTTCAGACTTTGGATATGGCCCCGATGCCCCTTCCTTCGTTACCAGTACTAGGCCGTTTGCCACGTCCACCAGGGCGTGTTACGAGCGGACCCGGTCGCGGGGAGGTCATACGGGAGCTCTCGTTGAGCTTCTCGTCGCCTCGTATAACTGCGGTACGGATGTTAAGAAGGAGGTCGACGCCGAAGTCTCGAGGATGAGGGCGGACCGTCGTCTCGCTCGCAGGTTTGATCTTGCGACACCTAATTACCTTTCGCTTTGTACAGACGAGATCGTCTGCCTCAATCGTGATCGGGAAATGGTCAAGATGAGCTTTTACCCTTGGTTGAATTTGGACAATGTAGTTCGACATATCTATGTTGATGTTCAGTTTGGATTTACTTGTGGTCAGGAGGAGAGACTAGTCGCTCTCTTTTCCAAACTGGATGTACCGCTGTCTCGTGTCAGGGCGGCGGTCCATGGGGTTGTTGAACCCCTAAAGGTGCGCGTCATCACAAAAGGTGAGTGCGTTCCGTATATGTTATGCAAGCCGGTGCAGAAACTCTTTCATGATATTCTCCGTGAAATGCCATGTTTCCGCCTGATTGGCCGGCCTTGTAACGTGCTTGACGTTCAGGATGTGTGGAATCGTGCTATGTCTGGTGAGGACCCCGTCCTTCATTCCATTGACTATAAGGCTGCCACTGACTGTTTAAAACGTGAAATCTCTGAGTGGATAATGTCGACTTTGGTCTATTACTTCGACGCTAAGACTCGAGACTTATGTGCACGTGTTTTGGGCATGCATGAATTGCATTATGACGCCGGAGGTCCGGCGCACGGTGTCGCCGTTCAGCAGGTGGGACAGTTGATGGGTTCGATCTTATCGTTCATCGTCCTCTGTCTCGCCAACCTGGGCGTGATGCTAGTGTCTCTCAAACGCGCGGGCGATGTTCGCTCGCGTCAAAAGAAAATGAAGTCGTTACTTATTAACGGTGACGATGGATTGTTTCGGGCCCCCCGTTTCGTTGGTGATATCCTTGATCAGGTGAGCTCTGCCGCTGGCTTACGCCCGTCAATCGGCAAGAGCTACCATCACCCTGTTTGTGCAAATATTAACTCAAC